GACAGCCAAGGCTTCATCCACGATGTGAGTTTCCAGCGTCCAATTCCAACTCCTGTATACATGACGTTGAACATCACTAACACTGGTGCTCTGCCGGGGGATGCGATTGCTCTTCTACGTGCTGCTCTAGTTGCTTACGGTGTGGAAAACTACAAGATTGGTGATGACGTGATCTACTCTCGCTTCTACACTCCAATCAACAGCATTCCCGGACACCAAGTGAACAGCTTCACGATTGGAACTGCTCCTAACCCAACTGGCACATCGAACATCGTGATCCCATTCAATGGTGTTGCAACTTTCGATCCAGCCAACATTGATATCACCATCACACCATAAGGAGCCACCATGGCTGTAAATCAATTTGTCATTCGTGACTATGTGAACGAAGCTCGCGCTTTGATTACAGAACAGTTCCGAGGCCAGCCTATCATGGACAAATACCTGAGACTCTTGCTCTCTGGTGTTCTGGACGTACAGGAAGTGTTGAGACAACTTCAACAACAACGTTCGATTGATACAGCCGTTGGTGCTCAACTGGATGTAATCGGTGATATTGTTGGTCAACCTCGTGGCTTGGTAACTGCCGAGCTATTCAAATACTTTGGGTTCACTGGACACCCTCTCGCTGGTAGCTTTGGTTCACTTGATGACCCAACTGTTGGTAGCGTCTGGTACTCCTTGAATGGACCCACAGGTATCTCGCGTGAACCTTCCGACGAAGAGTATCGCCTGATCCTGAAAGCCAAGATCATCAAAAACCGTACACTCGCTCGTCCTGAGGATGTAATCGAGGCGTACAGATTCTTGTTCGGTGCCAGCAAGGTCACCATTGACCAGATTGGAACTGCCTCTGTTCGTATTGGTATCGGTAAAATCCTCACAACTGTAGAGCGTGGACTTCTGTTCAACCTCGGTGGTGTAGATAGTCTGTTACCTAAGACAGTTGGTGTTTCATATTCATATTCAGAATTCTCTGCTAACAGAGTGTTCGCTACAGAAGGGTTCCCCAATGCAGTCGGTGTCGGTGATATTAACGACCCAACTTCTGGCGGTATCCTTTCAAACCTACTTACATAATTCACGAGGACTATTAAATGGTAGACATTGCCAAATTACCGATGACGAATCTCTGGGCTGCCGGAGGTGATAAAACTGAACCTTCTGCTGCCAAGATCAACCAAGGTTGGGTAGTTGAAGCTGTTCCACGCCAAACATGGAACTGGTTTGAAAACCGTCAAGACGTAAACATTGCATACCTGTTGCAGAAGGGTATCCCAGAATGGGACGCTGGCACAGAGTATCAAACACAAAAGAGCTGGGTTCAAGCTGGCGGGATCGTTTACAAGTGTATCCTGACCAACACTAACCAAGACCCAACTGCTGCAAACAGCACATACTGGAAGAAAGCATTCTCCGAAGCAAGCGCGGCAACTGACGCTTTAGCGACACTTGTTCCTGCTGCTGGTCGTCTGCCATACTTCACAGGCGTCAACACTGCTGCATTGACTGGCCTTACTGCATTTGCTCGCTCACTGTTGGACGACCCTGATGCGGCTACTGCTCGTGCAACACTAGATGCTCAACAAGCTAACGTAAACTTGAATAGTCTTGCCGGTGTAACTGCTGCAACAAACGGACTTCCATACTTCACCAGCACAACTACAATGGGCATTGCAACTCTATCAGCTTTTGGTCGTACACTGATTGCCCTTACTGATGCTGCTGCTGCACGTGCTGCGCTGGAACTCGGCAACAGTGCTACATTGAACGTTGGTACTACAGCCGGTACGGTAGCGGCGGGTGATGATAGTCGTATCACACAGGCTGCCTCAGACGCTGCTAATGCCTTGTCTGTCGCTAACACTGCCAACACCACTGCCAACACAGCAAACACTCGTACAACCACGAACATCACAGAAGGGACTAACCTCTACTTCACTGAAACTCGTGTACGTAACACTCCGCTGACTGGTCTGACATTCCCTGCTGGTGTGATTGCTGCAACTGACACTGTTCTAGTTGGTCTGGGTAAAGCTCAGCTTCAATTGAACGCACGCCCAACTGGCGCTGATATGGCACGTGTTGCAAACGACACAAACCGTAACTCTGTGTTCAGCTACAGAAACCGCAACCTGATCGAGAATGCTTCATTCAAGATTCGTCAGCGTGCTGGACTAACATCTGTAACAACGAACTCCACAATCAAGCAATACTGGATTGACCGTTGGGAAGCTCTGGTTAACACAACAGCTTCCATCACACAATACCCTGCGGTTACAAACCCATGGGGTGCTCAATGGAACATGACAATCAACGGGGCTGTTCAACAGTTTGTTGCAGTAGAAGAACTTGAAGTTGGTACATACACGCTGTCGTGGTGTGGTACTGCTCCTGTGTTCGTTTACGGAACTAACGCACAAAACCTTGTAGCATCTGGGACAACAACTGGTGGATACGGATTCGTAACGTTCACGCACAACCCGCTCAACGATGGTGGTATGATGATTCGTTTCCTTTCAGGAACTGTGACTCGTCCAAAACTGGAACGTGGATCGATTGCGACACCATTCGAACCAGAAAACCCTTCTACCGATCTTGCACTTTGCCAACGCTACTTCCAACGCTTCTTCGGTCTTGGATTCAACATGCAACAACAAAGTCCCGGAGAGTACGGTTCGGCACGTATTCACTTCCACGTTCAAATGCGTGCGATTCCACGTATCGTAACATCTGCTAACCCAGTCTACTCCAACGTAACATCGTGGGGCTTTGACTCGGCTCAAGTCGGTAACGTTCGCTCGCTATGGCGTGGTGGACCAGTTGCTGGTGGTGTTGCGGGTGACTTCCAAACTGGTGACTTCCTTCAAGTCGATTGTGAACCAACCTAAGAGGTAATTTAACATGGCTGCAAAATACAAGCTGCACTACTTCACTGGTGTGTATGAAGTGAAAGGGTACGAAGGAATGTACGATATCTACTTCACATACCAACTACATAGTGCCGACTTCGCTCGCTACGCAATTTGGCTGCGTGAAGGTAATACTCCTGATGAACCAGATGATGAAGGCCCGCCTCCTCACCGTCCACGTGAACAGATTCCGTTCACGGAAGCAGAGATTGACACGGCTATCGAGACATACCTTCGCAACCAAGCAACACGTGGTACAGGACAGTAACAAACTGGGCGGGTAGCTCCCGCCCTTTACTTATCCCAATTGGAGAATTCGCATGGCGAACAACGCTAAGCCGCTAGGTGTAAATAGCATCTGGGCAATCACAGGAACAAAGACTGACCCCGGAGCGTCTAAAGCTGCTACTGGTTGGGTTGTCGAACTTCCACCATACCAAACGCAGAACTGGATTGACTGGAAGCAAGACTCATTTATCGCTCACGTCAACCAACATGGTGTCCCAGTTTGGGATGCTGTTACAGAATACCAAGGCAACTTGTCCTACACAAAAGGTAGTGACGGGAATGTCTACAAAGCTCTTCTGACCAATACAAACATCGATCCAGTTAACCCGCTCAACTCCACGTACTGGAAGAAAGCGTTTGAAGACTTCGGATCGGTACAAGTTGTATCGGACGCGCTTGCTGCTCACCTACTTGACTACCAAATGCTGGCAAACATCGGTAACGTTCCTGTTGCTCGTGTAAACCTTTCTGTTTGGAGCCGTGCTGAAAGTGATGCTCGTTACGCCATGAAGGCAGGTGACAGCACCATCGCATTCAACGTAGCAGAAGCAACGCAACCGGAACATGCTGTACGTCTTGGACAAGTAGCAGGATTGCTTACCCAAGCAACTGAAACAACTCTCGGCGTAACACGCATCGCAACAAACGCACAAGTGGCTGCTGGTACAAGTGATACGACAACTATCACGCCTCTAAAACTGGCGACGTTGTTCCTTTCTAAGGCAGGTAACCTTGCAGGTCTTGGGAACGTCGCTACGGCACGTACAAACCTTGGCTTGGGGTCTATCGCCACAGAGTCAGCAGATGGCTTCCTACGCACCACAAACAACCTCAGCGATGTTCCTAATAAGGGCACAGCTCGCACAAACCTTGGCTTGGGTGCTGTAGCAACATTCAACGCCAACCAAGTGCTGCAACCGGGTAACAACCTTGGTGATCTTGCAAGCGTATCTGCTGCACGTGCGAACCTCGGGTTAGCTGATTCGGCTGTTCTAGGGTCTGGTACATGGTTGCGTACTGCCAACAACT